GAACAGGAACAACACCAAACAATCAAGAAAACTTGACTGGTGTAAAGGGTTATAATAAATGGTTAAAAACAATTAAGACTGTAGCAGGTACGGTCGGGATGCAGTTGATGAAATTTAGAGATGATGAAAAAGATGTGAAGAAACAAATATCCAAAGATACAACAGATACAATTAAACAACAAAAAATGGAAGAATCATTGTTTTCTAAACAATGGTGGAAAGAAAATCTTTTATTTGAGGGTGGAGCATATGGACACATGAATCACCCATTTGACGACAAAAATCTTACATTTTCAGATTTAAAGCAGATAATTATTAATGGACTCGGTGGTAAATTAAATCGTGAGGACAATGTTACTGAGAAACTTGATGGACAAAACTTAATGGTTTCTTGGGTAAATGGTAAATTGGTTACAGCTAGAAACAAAGGACAATTAAAGAATTTCGGAGCAACAGCAATGGACACTGCTGGTGTAGCATCTAAGTTTGCTGGTCGTGGCGATATCAAAGATGCTTTTGTTTTTGCTATGGAAGACTTGAGTAAATCAATAGGTTCACTATCAGATGCCCAAAAAGAAAAAGTTTTTGGTAATGGTAAAAGATGGATGAACTTAGAAGTTATATATCCTAAATCTGTTAATGTGATTGATTATGATAAAGCACAGATAGTATTTCATGGTACATTAGAATATGATGAAAGTGCTAAAGCTATAGGACAACCAAAAGATTCAGCAAGAATGTTAGCTGGGATGATTAAACAAGTTAATCAAAATGTACAGAAAAATTATACTATTGGTAAACCTCAATTTTTATCTGTACCAAAAGTACAAGATTTCAGTAAAAAGAAACAAACGTATTTGAATAAATTAAACAAATTACAAAAACAATATGCATTGAAAGATAGTGATTCTCTAGGTACATATCACGAGTCTTTTTGGTTAGAATATATTTTTAATGCTGCTAAACAAATGAAATACAACATACCAAAAAGAACATTGATAAATTTAACTAAAAGATGGGCATTTCTTGACAAATCATATAAGGTACCAATGATGAGAAAAGATATCAAGAATAAAAAGTTCTTAGATTGGGCATTATCATTTGATAAAAATGACCACTCAAAATGGATGAAACAAAATATGAAACCATTTGAAGTATTGTTTTTTCAAGTAGGAGCTGAGATATTAAAAAATATTAGTGGTTATTTAGCAGCATCACCAGACAAAGCTGTACAAAAAGTAAGAAGAGATGTAATCAGTGCAATTAAAACAGTAAAGAAAAGTAAAGATATAAAAAAGATACGTACTTTAAGATTACAACTAGACAAATTAAATAATATTGGTGGATTAGATTCAATAGTACCATCAGAAGGAATAGTTTTTAAATACAAAGGAAAAGTATATAAATTTACTGGAGCATTTGCACCAGTTAATCAAATCGTAGGATTATTAAACTTTTAGGAGTAGGTTATGGCAGGATACAGTAGAGAATCAGAAAGACAAAATAAAGCCCTTAAAGCAATAATGCGAGGGGAAACACCAGAAAAAAGAGTCATTGTTGGTTATGATAAAAAAGAAAAAACTAAACATGGAGACAAGATAGATAGATTATCAGACATAATGAAAGAGGCTAGAATGCCTTGGTTTTGTCCTAATTGTGACAAGACAATGAAAAAAAGAATAGATGATAAGTTTTGGAGATTATTTGGACATTGTTTTGATTGTCAAATTAATTTTGAACATAAATTGAGATTAGAAGGTAAGTATGATGAATGGGAACAAAACAAAATAAAAGAAAACAAATTAGCTTGGATAAAAGACCAGAAACAGTCAATAATAGAATTTAAAAAACAACAATCACCAGAAATATATAATCAGATAAATCCAGATGGACATTCTATAGAAAAAGAAAAATGGAATATTGATTTTAAAGAGATAATCAAACAAGCAGATGAAGCTTTAGCCCATCTAGATAATTTAGAAGAAGCGTTAAAATAAAATTATGAAAAGAAACTCAAAAGGACAATTAAAAGATGCTATCAGGCAGGAATACGTTAAGTGTGCAGCTGACCCGGTATACTTTTTAAAAAAGTATTGTGTAATACAACATCCTTTAAGAGGAAAGATTCCTTTTCATTTATATCCATTTCAAGAAAAAACAGTTAGTGATTTTATAGAAAGTAGATTTAATATAATTTTAAAAGCACGTCAGTTAGGTATCTCAACATTAACTGCTGGATATTCATTGTGGATGATGACTTTTCACCAAGATAAAAATATCTTGGTTATTGCTACAAAACAAGAAGTAGCAAAAAATTTAGTAACAAAAGTTCGTGTTATGCATGCAGCATTACCAAGTTGGATTAAACAAAAATGTGTTGAAGATAATAAGTTAAGTCTTAGATATAAAAATGGCTCTCAAATAAAAGCTGTATCAAGTGGTGAGGATAGTGGTCGTTCAGAAGCTCTATCATTATTGATACTTGATGAGGCAGCATTTATTGAAAAGATTGATAGTATATGGGCAGCGGCTTCTCAAACATTATCAACTGGTGGTCAATGTATAGCACTATCTACACCAAATGGTGTAGGTAATTGGTTTCACAGAACTTGGATGGATGCTGAAGATGGTCTAAATGATTTTAACTTCATAAAACTTCACTGGACAGTACATCCTGATAGAGATGAAGAGTATCGAAAAGAACAAGATTCTTTATTAGGACCCTCTCTTGCAGCACAAGAATGTGATTGTGACTTTATAACCTCTGGTCAAACTGTAATAGATGGTATTATACTGGAAGAATATAGAAGTAAACAAGTATCTGAACCGATAGAAAAAAGGGGTATAGATAGTAATGTTTGGGTATGGGAACCTCCAAACTACACAAAAGATTATATAGTGTGTGCTGACGTAAGTAGAGGAGATTCAACAGACTATTCAGCTTTTCATGTATTAGATGTTGAGAGCTTAGAACAAGTAGCTGAATACAAAGGTAGAATGTCTACTAGAGATTATGGTAATTTACTTGTAAATATAGCAACAGAATATAATAATGCTTTACTTGTAATTGAAAATAATAATATAGGTTGGGCTACAATACAACAAGTTATCGATAGAGGATATGAAAACTTGTTTTATATGAGTAAAGATTTACAAGTAGTTGACGTACATAGACAGATAAATAATAAAATAAATAGAATGGAAAAACAACTAGTTCCTGGATTTACTTTAACTTCAAAAACTAGACCTCTTATTGTAGCTAAACTTGAAGAATTTTTTAGAGAAAAATCAGTAATAGTTCATTCACAACGATTAATTGATGAGTTGTTTGTATTTATATATAACGGAAGTAGAGCCGAAGCGATGAGAGGATATAATGACGATTTAGTAATGTCTTATGCTATAGGTCTCTGGATTAGAGAAACTGCTTTGAGATTGAGAGCTGAAGGAATAGAATTACAAAAAAAATCGATTAATAATATAACAACAAATCAAGGCATATATATGCCGAGCGACAATCAAAATGATTCTTGGGAATGGGAAATAAATAAACAAAAAGAATCATTAGATTGGTTACTATAAAGAGGTAAAAAAAATGGCTGACACAAGTTTATTTAGCAGATTAAGAAGATTGTTTAGTACTAATGTAATAGTAAGAAACGTAGGAGGTAGACAATTAAAAGTTACTGACACTAGTAGAACGCAGTCTATCTCAAAAAACAATCTTATAGATAGATTTCAAAAAATATATACAGGTGCTGGATTAAGTGGATATAGTGATTCATTATTAACCAAATCTATGAGATTAAATCTATTCAAGGATTATGAATCAATGGATAGCGATGCTATTATATCTTCAGCTTTAGATATTTATGCTGATGAATCAACAATGAAATCAGAATATGGCGATGTCTTAAACATTAAAACGGACAATGAACAGATAAAAAGGATATTAAATAATCTTTTCTATGATATTTTAAATATTGAATTTAATCTTTGGCCATGGGTCCGTAATATGTGTAAATATGGTGATTTCTTTTTAAAATTAGAAATTGATGAAAAATATGGTATTACTAACGTAGTTCCTTTATCAGTATATGACGTATCAAGAATGGAAGGTTTAGACCCAGAAAATCCTGAATATGTAAAATTCTTGATTGAAACAACAACTAATCAAACTAGATATAAACAAGATAATTCATCAACAAAAGAAGAACTTGAAAATTATGAAGTAGCTCATTTCAGATTACTTTCAGATTCAAATTACTTACCTTATGGTAAATCACAAATTGAAGGTGGTCGTAAAGTATGGAAACAAGTTTCTCTTATGGAAGATGCAATGATGATTCATAGAATAATGAGAGCTCCTGAAAAAAGAGTTTTTAAACTTGACATAGGTAACATACCTCCTAGTGAAGTAGAAAACTATATGCAACAAATAATAAGTAAAATGAAAAAAGCTCCAGTTGTAGACGAAACAACAGGTGATTATAATTTAAAATATAACATGCAAAACATAACAGAAGATTTCTTTCTACCTGTTCGAGGTGGTGATAGTGGTACAAACATTGAATCATTACCAGGTTTGACGTATGAAGCTACAGAGGATATAGAGTATTTAAAAAATAAATTATTATCTTCCTTGAGAATACCTAAAGCTTTTCTTGGTTTTGAAGAACAAGTAGGGTCTAAAGCTACTTTAGCAGCAGAGGACGTAAGATTTGCTCGCACCATAGAAAGAATACAAAGAATTACTATTAGTGAGTTAACAAAAATAGCTATTGTTCACTTATATGCACAAGGATATCAAGATTCTGACTTAGTTAATTTTGAATTAGGATTGACAAATCCTTCTACAATATATGAACAGGAAAAGATAGAATTATGGGATGCTAAAACAAGGTTAGCATCGTCTATGGTAAGTGATGGACTTTTATCTACAGAGTGGATTTATAAAAATATATTTAATTTTACCGATGAACAAATTAAAAGTGAAGATAAAGGTATAATAGACGACTTCAAACAAAAATTCAGACGTTCTCAGATAGAAAATGAGGGTAATGACCCACAAGAGAGTGGTGAAGCTCAAGGTACACCATCTGATATGGCTATGGGTAGAACAGGTCATGAATTAGACGATAAAGGTGGAGCACCAGAGGGTGGTTTTGATGGAGCTGGTCGTCCAAAAGAAACACCGAAATATGGCAAAGATTTTAGTGCAAGAGGTAGAGACCCGTTAGGTTCACATGATATGAAAAAAGGTGGTAGTGGAGCGCCTAAATACGGAAAACCTTTAGCTTTATCACATTTTGATAAATTAAAGAAATCAATGAATCTAAACGGTTCTGAAAAGAAAATAATCAATGAAACTTCAGAATTAGAACAAGAATACGTAAAAGAAGTAAAAAATATATCAAAAAAATAGTAATTTGATTAAATATTATATTATTATATATTTATTTAAGACTACATATACCTATTAAGAAACGGAGTAATGTATAATGTCAAAAAAACTAAAACATTCTAAAATAAAGAATACAAGTATTCTTTTTGAATTGTTAACCAGACAAATCACTGCTGATGTTTTGGCTAATAAATCTACCAAAACAGTAAAAATAGTAAAAGAGTTTTTTAATGAAAAAACCGAACTAGGTAAAGAATTACAACTATATAAAATATTATCAGAAAAGACATATGAAAATTCTGAAAAAGCTAATCAATTATTAGAAACAGTTATAAAATCTAGAAAAAAGATAAATAATACATCTTTAAGAAGAGAAAAGTATAATCTTATAAAAACAATTAAAGAAAATTATAATATACAAGATTTTATGAACGCAAGAATACCTAATTATAAATTACTTGCTTCTATATATAATGTTTTCCAATCAGAAACTTCTGATGAAAATTTTAATCCTGAAGATGTGGTCAACTCAAAGTTTACAGTTTTAGAAAATATCGTGTCTAAACAAACTTATACTAAAAAGGATAACTTTTTAAAAGAATACAGACAAAAAGATAAAGATTTAAGATTGTTAGCGTATCAAATATTAGTAGATAAATTTAATAAAAAATATAAAGTATTAGATGAATCACAAAAAAGTTTGTTAAAAAATTATATAAATAATGTTAGCAATACTAATTCGTTGAGGGAGTTTGTAGATACTGAACTTGTAAACGTAAAAACAAATTTGAGTAAACATTTACCTAAAGTAAACGATAAAATTACCAAAATTAAATTACAGGAAGTCATAAAACAAATCAATACGAATAATAAAAATAGAGTCGTAACTGAAAATCAAGTTCTTACTTTAATGAGATATTATGAGTTAATAAAGGAGATAAAAAATGTCCATAAAACTAGAAATATTGAAAAAAATAATTAGAGAACTTATAAAGAAAGAATTAGAAGAAGCTTCCGTAACTGGTAACTTAGATGGTGGTGAAGGACCTCCAAAGACACCATATGCATTCCAATCTAAACCTAAATCTAAAAAGGATAAAGAAAAAGAAAAAGCTATAATGAAATCTATGGGATATAGTAAAGTAGATGAAGCTAAATTTCACGTTAAAACTGATTTTGGTAGCGTAATAGTTGATGCTAGTGGTAAAGGTGAAGCTAGAATGAAAGTAGCTAGAAAACTTAAAGGTGGACATGAAAATATTAGAGGTGTTTTTCGTGTAGGTCCTTCTAAAGCAAAACAAATTGATAAAAAACTTGAAAATGTGAACGAAGGTCGTTATCATGATTACAGAAATGATGAAACTTTAACACCAAAACAAAAAATTGGTCACTCAATGAGAGAGGTCCGCGACAAGTTAAATGAATTAGATAAACTTGTCAAGATGAATGTTAGACTAAAGAATGAGATAGGAGTTGATTCTACTTCCTACTGGAAAAGAACTCATACTGCTATGAAAAAAATAAGTGAAAGGTTAGTAAAATTAGCTAATAAAGTCGGTCAACTTTACTAACTTTATCATGAAACCATCTTGGGATAAAGATGGGTTAACTTTTTTAGGTAGACTTTTAAGCATGTCTAATCTAAAGAAACGCTGGCTCATTGAAGAAACAAAAATTAAAGGTAAAGAACCCACAAAGGTTCAAACAATAACTTTTATAGATAAGTGGATAAAAAAGTTAGAAGATTTAAAAAGAGAAATAATAAAAACTCGGAGTTAAAAGTGAAAGAACTTATAGTAGATTACTTACCATTTGAAGTAAAACCAGAACAGATTAGTGAGTCCATGAAACAAAACAATGGAAAACTAATTGTTAGGGGTGTGTTACAAAGAGCTGAGGCTAAAAATCAAAATGGTAGAGTTTATCCTCGTGAAA